GAGCGCACCGGGTGACCCGTTAATTAAGGCGGATATGGCTGCTTTAACAAATGCTGTCGTTGCAATCTGCGTATCATTGGATGCTTGTACCGCTGTTGGGGCGGTAGGTTTGCCAATCAGCGCCGGGCTTTCCAGCCGTGCATATTTCTGTGTAGCCTGCGCATCCGTCAGCGCGCCCACATCGGCGGCGGTGGGCTTATTGTTAGGGCTGTAGACGCGCTGGCCTTTTTCCAGCAATGTGTCGGCATCAACTTTATGCCCCAGCGCGACATTGCCCGTTGCCAGATTAATCCTGAATGGCCGTAAACTGTTCCATTTTCCGTAAGGGTCTTCTTTATCGGTCAGTAAAAAATAAAAATCACCGCCATCATGACGCAGAGTGACGCCGTAGCCGCCATTCACCATACGCACCGCATCAGCGACAGAGGAAACCAGCGTTCCGCTCATCGTTCCGCCGGACAGGGGGAGTTTTTTCCCTAGCTCAGTCAGCATCGTTGTGGAGAAGTTTGGGTCATTGCCGAGCGCTTTCGCCAGCTCCTGCAACGTATCGAGCGCACCGGGTGACCCATTGACCAGCGCGGAAACGGCGGCTTTCACAAAGGCGGTGGTTGCCAGTTGCGTGTCATTTGAGGTCTGCGCCGCCGTGGGGGCGGTGGGCTTACCTGTCAGCGTTGGGCTGACCTTTGGGGCGTACTGTGGGTGTGGGTCAGCAGCGGCAAGATGTAACCGCATCACGCTGTCGGCATAGGCTTTCACCTCGATCACCGCGTTATCCACATAACCCCGCGTTGCCAGTACCACCGCTGGGTCGATTTTCAGCGTCACGGCATCGGTACTGCTGACAATCAAAATCATGCGCACGGTCTGGATACGTCCGCTACCCTCCTGCAATTGCGGCTTGTACGTCTCCGGGCAGTTGGCGACAGCAATCAGATTGCCTTCATCATCAAATAGCCCGATCTCCCGTATCCACCACCCGCCCTCATTTTCGGGAATGACCTGCTCGGCGATAATCTGGCTGGGGTTTTTCGGGTCAACGCTCAGGGTATTGAGCGCCGCGCGGCGTTTCTCGTTAATCAGTTTGGTTTGTGCCGGGTTTGGGGTTGGCAATACGCCGCCGCCGTCACCCACGGCCATCCGGGTGATGTTCAGGCGGCTACCCAGCGCGGTCGCGTTAGCCAGTCTGGCCGCGCCGATGTTCGTTAACAGGGCAAAATAGGTTGCACTCATGCGGTTACGCTCACGTTGTCGATTAAATGAAGTGCTGCCCCGGTCACATTCAGACCGGATACAGTAATCGTTTCAGGAAAATAGGGGTAAATGGTCAGGTCATCGCCGCTGTATGTTGTAGCGGCAACATAGGCCGCGCCCTGCGTGTCGAGGTTGATATTCAGCCCCAGCAGGTGACGGGAGGCGGGTTTGGCGTCGGCGATCAGACGCTCCAGCTCGTAAAAAATTTCTTCGGTGATACCGCTATCTTGAACACCGATATCGAGCCGAAAGGTGCCGGGTGTCTCGCCGTTCTGCCACCACTCAATGATGCGGATCAGATAGCCGAACGGCTCCACCACGCGGCGCAACGCACCGATAGTGCCTTTGTGGCGATGAATGAAGTAGGCACTTTTTATCGCCTGGCGCTTGATGACTTCCGGCCATTTTTCATCCCAGCGATCAACAGAGAATGCCCATGCCAGATAGGGCAGCAGGTTTGACGGGCAACTTTCTGGATCACATAACTGACGTAACGGAATCGGCGTGCGGGATAATTCCGCGCAGGCTTTGGCTGCGGCAATTTCCAACTCAGATGAACCGACGGGTAACAGGCTGTTATTCATCTGATCCCCCGATATTCAGCACCCAGTTAGCGCAGTAAGACGCCTGGCTTTTATCAAGCACGATATCTGCGGCTGGGCTTTCCAGATCAACACGTTGTACACCTTCAACATGGAGTGCGGCGAAGATGGCAGAGCGGCGGATATCACGGCCTAACCGATGCTGTGCGGTGATATACGTCTGCAAGCGGGCTTCTGCGGCGATGCGGATAGGTTCGGCTTCTGGCCCAGGATAGACATACAACGTTGCGGCAATTTCATAAGGGATGATGACGGCGGATTGAACGGTTACACGGTCTGCAACCGGCCGCACGTTCTCGGCGTTCAGTGCAGCATCAACGGCTTGCAATAATTCATCACTGGTGCTGCCATTTCCTTCACGCGACAGCACGGTGACCGTGACGGCGGCAGGGCTGGGGCTGACTGCGCTGGCGTCAGCGACTCGCCCATCGGCACTACGGGCATGAAATTCATAGGCTGCGGTTGGCCCCGCAACACTCAGCCCCTCAAATGCCTGTTGCGTACGGGTACGCAGATCGGCATCAGACTCCATGACTGCTTCAATGGGGGGGATCGCCGTTGTATCTTCTGCTGTGATAACCAAACGTTGCACATTGACGTTAGCCGCTAGCTGATCCAGATCGCTTCCGGCGGCGTAAGCCAGCATGTTAGCGCTGGCCGCTTCGTTAACTCGCTGACGCAATAACAGTTCATGATAGACAGACAGTTGCAGCAGCTTGGTTAGCGGCTCAGATTCCAGCGCCAGCGTGCGTGTGATGGCATCACGTTGCTCGACTGGAAACAGAGCGATAAACATCGCCTTGCGTTCCGCATACAACGTTTCGTAGTCCAGTGTTTCAACGACATCAGGGGCAGGCAGCAAGGATAAATCAATCAATCCGCTCATCGTGCCCCCTGTAGTGAAATCGTGGCGCTAAATGCCGCCAGATTATCTGTGCGCTGCGCCTGAAGCGTAACGGCAACGAGTCCGGCACCATGGGTTTCCAGCGTAATTTTTGTTGGGGTAATACGCGGCTCCCAACGCATTAATGCGCTGTAGATGGCTGACGTTATCTTTAGCTTTATTGCAGGCTCTTGAGGTTCGTCAATCAGAGAAAAAAGCTGTGATCCGTAGCTACGCCGCATCACTCGGCTACCGACAGGGGTGATTAAAATATCGCGTACTGACTGGCTGATATGCTCATCATCAGTAATCGCGCGACCAGTACTGGCATTCATGCCGATATATTTTTCATTGCTCATTGCGGGCCGTCCGTTTGGCTACCACCGCGCTGTACGCCGCCGTGAGTGTGACTGTCTACGACCACGCCGTTTGATGACATTTGGCCGCCAGTGTGGGTGATATCGCCCTGCATCGTGCCGCCTTTTTCTACGCTGAGCGTTTGAGTGCTGAGATGCTGGGTGCAAATTACTTTCGGGGTGTCCAGCGTGATAGATTCAGCCGCTTCCACGATCACATTTTTGACGCCTTTAACGGTCATCGTTGAGGTGTTGGCATCATACGTTTCGCTTGCACCATCGGGATAATCAGTGGTGTATACCTTTGGTGTGCTGCTGGGCGCACTGTGCTGGTTGGAATAAAGGCTTAATACGATCACAGCCGTTTCCAGATCGCCGCCTGGTGAAGCCATAAGAACCTGCTCACCTACTGACAGCGGCCACCACGTTTTGGCATCACCCGCACGCTGCACACACCAACGTATCCATCCCGTGGTATTGCCGCCGGTTACCACTCGCGCCAAAAAACGGGAGTGATCGACGTCAACAACCGTACCGATACGGATCAGGTTATTCAGGAGACGGTCAAACTCATTTGAGTTCATGGCTGGCGCTCGGTAATTAATTCATAGCGCCAGTTTCATGTGTCGCGCGCGGGCGCACAACGGAAGGGGATTGTAGGGAGGCGGAGACAATATAAACGTTATTTTCTCAATTCATCCATTAAATCGTGATAAACGAGGTTCAGTAATTTCACTTTCTCTGATGGTGACACCCCCAGTAGTTCACGCTGAGGGTAGCGTACTTTTGTTAATGCGCTCACTGTACCCATCAAACCATATTGATGTTGGCGAGCGATATCAGCAGCTTTCCCTTTAAATTCTACAATTGCCGCATTTGGATAGGCTTTTGCATATAAAAATTGTGCGGTGCGCAATTTGCGAAACATGGGGTAATCTCGCTTCACCGTCTGTCTTTTTTCACTTCGATTAATTTCTAAATAACGTTCTATATCATCACGATTAAATGAACGAACCGCACCTTTATCCACATCAAAGCCAGTAATCATTCGACCTGATGACGTTTTCGATGAACGCCAATTACTGAGGGTACGCGCTTCGCCATTCCATAAGAAACGGATGCCCAATTGAGTGCGTCTTAGCTTTTTTTTACGAGGCGCATAAGAAGACCCATCCACGTTTTTTTGCTGACGAATTCGCTTTTGCTGATCGAGACGAATAGCCATCCCTAACTTACGTGCTAGTTTTTTTCTGTAGCTTGGCTTCGTTGTCCCTATTAGGGATTGCAACTCTTTTTCAAGCTCAATGAATAGGTTTTCACTCATCACTAACCTGCCGTAGCGTCATGAATAACTGTGTTGGCCACATCGTCTTTTACCAGCAATCCCCATGCATCTTGTCCTTCCATCGGATCAGGAGGTGGGTCAGCGCGATGACGAACGTTGATTTCTCCAGACTCATTGCGAGTGACGATCACCGCCTCATCGGCCTGAATGCGGATCAATAAATCGGCCGTGCTGTTACTCAGTAAATCCGCTTCAAACGTAATTCCCGTTTTACGCCGTTCTGGGTTGAGCAATAAATCAGGCTGATAGATTCTCGCCCACATCAGCACTGGCACCATTAGCGTATCGATAGAATGCGGATAGTCCATTGCCAGCACTTCCAACGTGTAGCGATATTCAAAGGAGGCGGAGCGCGCACCGGTACTTATTGCATTCCCTTTCTGTACATAGACGACCAGTTGATCGGGGTTTTCCCGCAACCACGGCACCTGTTCGCTAATGGCTTTTCTCAGCAGTTCCGCTTTTAGCATGTTGTTGCTCTCTTTGTTGTTCAGCCTGTCGAATGAGCGCTTTATCTTTATTGGCGCTCTCCAGTGCAGCCAGCAGCAGACCATTCCAGCCAACGGACTGGCCGTAGGTCAGACGGTTATTGACTATCGCGCCCTGCGGCAGCGGTATTACCGTCGGTGCGGTTAGGTTCGCTGGCAGGGGAACGCAGGCTATCGGCACGTAAACGGTTCGCGTAGTCGAGCAACTGCACAGCAGCGCCATCAGGCACAAACTCATTAGCGCAGACCTGACCGGCCAGCGCCTGATTAATCGTCTGACTACGTGTATCGGCATCTTGCTGTATCTGGCGTTTATCATGTTCAGCCTCGCGTGACAGCGTGTTGAATATCTGGAAGGTACGTTGCTGATTGTTGATAACGCGCTCGGCGCTGTCCCGTTCTGCGATTAACGTTGTGATTTCACCCGAAAGCCGCTGTGATTTTTGTCGGTAGTGTTCAGCCAGTACGATAGCGGCGAGAAACAACAGCGTGGCGGCTAATGTCGCTATAACTTTTCCAGACATAGCATTCTCTCGGCCTCGCGGCGGTTGGTTAACCCTTGCCAGACCTGACCAGCGGCCTTATTCCAGCGGCGTAATTCGTTACATGCGCCGATGAGATCACCACGGTTCAGTTTTTTAAGCAGGGTCGAACGCTCAAATGCACCCGTCCCGACGTTGTAGATAAAACTTGCCAGTGCAGCGCGCTGTAACTCACTGAGTGGAACCGTAACTAACCGATCGATGGCATGAAAAGCAGGCTTTAAATCCTGCTGTAACAATGCGTCGCACTCAGCATCTGTTTTGTAGTCACCGGCCTTTACATCACCGGTATGCCCGTAGCAAATCGTCCAGACTCCCGCGATATCACGGTAAGCGGTGTTCTCTTTGCCTTCAAAAAAGCCAACAAAGACGGTAGCTATCGCCAATGCGCACGCAGTAACGACGGGAATAATTCGCTGTTTCAGTGCTTCAGGTAGCATCACGGCCTCGGCGTCCTGTTTCCTGCCCGTTCATTACGCGCAAGGCGTCCAACGTTTCTGGCAGGTTTTCATGATCAACTTTCCTGACCAGCTCTCGCATTAAGTCTGTGCGCTGTGCCTGGTCACGCTCTATGTTCTTTTTGTGGTTGCGGTTCACCCAAAACGTGAGCAACCCGATAGCAATCCCTATTAGTGTTGCCCAGTCGCTCAGCGTCATTCGTCCTGCGGTAGCGATCAGCGTGGCAAGCAGATAGGTGATTGCCGATGCCACGCGATCTGTCGTCAGTCCCATAGCTGTATGATTTCCTGTTGTGTTGCTGCGGTGACGTCTGGCAGCGTGACCAGCAGGCCAGCCGGTAACAGTGGCCCACGTTCGCACAAGCCCGGATTGGCCGCGTAAACCCCTTCCGTAACACCGTCTGTTCTGCCGTAGTAGCGCCAGCACAGTAGATCGACGGTGTCATTTTGCTGCGCACGAACCTCCATCAGACCAACTCAGCCAGACCACGATTAACGCCGAGGATGTCGCGTATTGCCCAGCGGCCGTCGCGCCACAGCGTGTCAATCTGTGAACTCAACGCCTCTGCGTGCTTTTCCCCTTCGCGCGTGGTGTCAATATCACGGTAACCCTCAATCAACAGCGCTTTGGTGATGGAATACACCGCACGGCGGTAGCGCCAGACCAAAACGGACTCGCCATTGATCTGGTCGATTTCGTCAGCGCCATCGGGTTTAACCTCTGACAGAACGGCAAGCCCACGTTGCTCTTGGCTGTTTCGCCAGTCGGCCAACTGGCCGTTAACGTGCGCAACCGCTTCTATGGCCTTATCCATCAGGCGATCCGTTGTCACTTGCCCGTCAAGACGCATCGCACGACGCAGAGCGGACAGGACAATCACCGGCCAGAATGCATGGCTCGTCACTGTCGCATCCCCATCGTTGATGGTGTCCTGCGTGGCTGGCCTTACCGGCTCTGTTGCAATCAGGCTCATGGCATTACCTCAAAAGACAGGCGGTGGACGACGTAACACGACACAATAAAATTGCCGTATTACGCCGTGCCGCCTGGTGCGCGGGGGCACGTTTGGTTACGACGCGCTTTTTCGGGCGCGTGGTGTCGTAGTTCGTGATGCTTTCGCCGCCGTAGATTTACGCGGCGCTCTCGTTGCTTTGGCTGCGGGTTTGTCGGCTGGTTTATCCGCAGGTGGCTTAGGTGGGACGTCCGTGTTTTCTGCCCCTGCCTCTGGCTCAGTTGCTTTCTTGAGCGCCCGCCCCAGTAGCTCGATATCGCGTTTAACACCGATCCCATCAAACAAAGTGACAGCCCGTTGCAACCAGTCACGCGCGGCGCTCAGTTCGTTAGCATCCAGGCGCAGGGTGTAGCCCAACGTCTTGTAAAGTTTGGCGCGCACCTGATCAGGCATGTCTTCGCTAGCGGTAAGCCGTTCCAATTGCAACAGCAGGTCAGCAGCCAGAGGCGCAACGCTAACATCGGCTTTAAACGCTGCCAGTGCGGGATCGCAAATCTCATCAACCAGCGCAGTGGCAACCGTGCGGGTGTACTGGTCGGGCATTGGCAGGCGATGGCGCAGGACATAATCAGCAATACGCAGCGCATCACCCACCAATCCAGCATCAATCGACCAGATCATGATTGTGGTCAGCACTTCATCAGCGTGGCCGCTATCTGCCGCCAATACGCCATTAACCCAGCCCTGATAGTCGGGCAGCAGTTCGCGCTTTAGTTCGGCCTTTGTCGTGGCAGACTGCACCTGGCTTAAACGGGATTTATCCATCCTCAGCCGGTGCAATTGCTGTTCGTAGGCTGTGCGCTCAACGTCACCGCCGTTTGATTTGCCATGGCGCTGGGCCATGACAGTTTGAAAATGTCGCTGTGCAGGTGTCAGCATGATGCCCCCTTAGCAGACCGTGCGTTATCCGGCCTGCTTGCCGTTAAAATTAGCCTTGCGTCGCTCCAGCAAACGTAATGCCTTCAATCAGGCATCCGGTGCCATAGTCTTCAATGACATAGGCGTCATTCGATGACTCATAGGTCGCAATACGATTGCGCTCAGGTTCATCACGCACGGCACGGCGCTGCTTATCTTCCTGCCAGTAGATCGACAGATTGCTAAACGGGGTCACGAACATGCTGCCATCAGGGAAAGACGGCGCAATGAAGGTTGGTAGATTGCCGATAGCCTTACGCGATACCAGCAGTTGGCCGGCCAACGCTTCAGAGTTCGGATTGTTGGTATTGATGGCGTTAATCAGCGGATATTCTTTGCTGACCATGATCTGACGACCACAGATGACCACTAAATCTTGTGATGACTTAAACCACTCATCCAGTAGCGAGTTAACGGCGTCATAGATCACGGCGTCGAGGTTGCCGTAATCTCCCTTCGCGATGATTTTATTTTCATCATCACGGCTGGTGACAGTGATGTTTTTCATCACGCGCTGTGCGGCATGGAGGCGATATTTCTCCAGCCAGCCGATATTCACATCCTGCAACAGCGGGTTGGTTGCCAGATCGGATTTAGCGGCACGCGACGTACCGTTAAAACCAATCATGATGCGGTCGAGCGCCTTACGCTTGATGATCTGGTTGCTAATGCGCTGTTGGAAATCGGGGAACTTGGCCCACATATCCAACTGCGGATAGCTGATAAAGGTATCCGTATTGGTTTGCTCACAGCGGAATTTATCATCGTCCAGCGTGTGAACCGATTTCGGTTCACGTCGCTCGGTGCTTGATGTGTTCGAGCTTGAAATAGGGCCGCTGATACCTAACCCCAGCTTTTGCCCCTCTTGATCGGATACACCGGTGATGTTGATTTTTTGCAACAGCTCGCTGGATTGCTGAACCTTATCTTCCAGCTTTTGCTGGATTGACGGTGCAACACTGAACTGCTTGGTAACGTGATCAGGTTGGACGCCGTTAAGCTCAGCCTGGCGGTTAATGTAAGCGTCGTACAAAACGCGGGTTTCATTCTTCATGTTAGGTTCCTGCGATAGTCGGTTTAAAGGGGGATTAGCAGTCAGCTAACACGATGCCGGATTGCGGATTGCCGCCGGAAGCTGGGGGGCGTTGGCTAAAGTTGCCATCCTGTCCGGCAAGCTGTTCTTTCAGCTCGGTTAATGACTTATTCAGCGTCTCCACGTTGCCTTTCAGCTCGGTGTTTTGCGCTTGTAACGCGCTGAATGTTTCGGTTTTATCCAGCAGCTCACGTTGGCTTTTGGCGATCAGCTCAACCGCCTGTTTCAACTCGCCATTTTCTTTACTGAATCGTTGCTGACTGCCGGTTAGCAGCTCAGTGATGCGGGAAAAGAAGTTTCGGCCAGCGTCGCCATTTGGCGCATCGTCTTCAAATTCAAGCGTGATCGGCATATCAGCGGCCGTGAAGAAACATTCAGGGCTGGTTTTTCGCCCGTCTAACGGGCCTTTTCCGCCGCACTTGGCGTTAAACTCCAGAATGCCGACGCCCAGACTGGCGGGATCGTCCGTCATTCCTAATCCCATCAAATAGGCTTCTCCGGTGTCAGCAAAAGAAGGGTGAATTTCAACGCTGGGGTAAATCTTCTGGCGTTTTTTGTTCAATGCCACCATGTCATCAGTGGCATCAATCTTGATTTGTAATGCCAGCTTGCCTTTGAGCGGCCCGTCTTGGATCTCAAATTCGCTCACTTCTTCCACGTCGCCATAGGCTCGAAAATCGCTGGTTGGCGAGTAACCGCGAATGTGTTCAAGGTTCACGCGAGCACCGCGCACCTGTTTGTTGAAGTTTTTCGCCATCTGCGAAATGTGCGCACGTTCAAGGGTGCGGCCGTCGCAGGTCGCGCCCTCAACAGCAGCAAGAAACGGTTTTGAAATCGGCATGGTAATGCTCCGGTGATAACAGGGTGTCTGTCTGATACCCCTATCATCGCCACGCTTCACCGCAGGCGCTATCGGTGCCGATTGTGGCGGAACCACGACAACGGGAGCCGATATTTTGCCGCGTGCGGGCGCGATAGCCTGTATGCATGAATCTACTCCCCGATATCCGCACAGAAGCCAAAAGCCTTTACTGGCAGGCCTATAGCATCCCTCAAATCGCGCAGCGGCTGGGGGTGAGCAACAACACGCTCTATTCATGGCGACGGCGCGATAAGTGGGATGACAGCACGCCAATCCAGCGGGCACAGGAGCGCACAGAAGTACGCTATTTACGGCTGATAGAGAAAGACGATCTCACGCCGCATGACTTTAAAACCATCGACCTGCTAGGCCGTCAGATGGCACGTTTTTCACGCGATGAAAGAAAGGATCAGGAAAAGGAGACGCGGAAGAAAGCGCCGAAGAACCATTTTACGGACGAACAGATCGCAGAGTTGCGCGCCCTGGTACTGGAATCACTCTACGAGCATCAAAAGCGTTGGTACAAAAAGCGCAAACAGCGTAACCGCGCGATACTGAAAAGCCGGCAGATTGGCGCAAGCTGGTATTTTGCGCGTGAAGCGCTGCTGGATGCACTGGAAACCGGCACGAACCAAATCTTTCTGTCAGCCAGTCGGGCGCAGGCTTACCAGTTCAAACGGTTTATTCAACTGCTGGCGTCCAGCATTGGCGTGGAACTGAAAGGCGGGGACGCGATTGTGCTGTCGAACGGCGCAACACTGTACTTCCTCGGTACGTCAGCGGCAACCGCACAGAGCTACACCGGCAATCTGTACTTTGATGAATTCTTTTGGGTTAGCAACTTTCTTAACCTGCGTAAAGTCGCGGCGGGGATGGCAACGCAAAAAGGGTTACGCCGCACGTATTTTTCCACGCCATCTAGTGAAGAACATGAAGCCTACACGTTCTGGACAGGGGATTTCTTTAACAAAAGCCGCCCTAAAGCGGAACGGGTAGAAATCGACGTTACCCATAAGGTACTGAAGAAAGGGCTGCTGTGCGGGGACAATATCTGGCGGCAGATCGTCACCATTCATGACACGTTAGAGCAAGGTTTTGACCTGGTTGATCTGGATGAAATTAAGTCTGAAAACAGCCCTGACGATTTTGAAAACCTCTACGCCTGCCGCTTTGTCAGCGTCGGTGAGCGCGCCTTTGACTATACCGCGCTGATTAACTGCGGTGTTGATGGCTATAACGATGATGTCTGGCCGGACTGGCGACCCTACACGCAGCGGCCGTTAGGTAACCGCCCCGTATGGATAGGCTACGATCCGAGCGGTGACAGCGGCACGGGGGACAGTGCCGGTTTGTCCATCGTTTCCCCGCCCGCTGTTCCTGGCGGCAAGTTCCGCGTGATCGAGATACGACAGTTACGCGGCATGACCTTTGAAAAACAGGCCGAAGTCATTAAAGAGCTGACCCACCAATACAACGTGCAGTTTATCGGCATTGATAGCACTGGCAACGGTAGCGCCGTGCATCAGCTTGTTGTTAAGTTTTTCCCCGCCGCCGTGAAATATCAATACTCGCCCAGCGTGAAACGTGAACTGGTACTGAAAGCCCAAATGCTGATCCGCGCGGGGCGGTTTGAGTATGACGCGGGGATGATGGAGCTGGCCCGTTCCTTTATGACAGTACGGAAATTTGTGACGCAGGGCGGCATGACGTCGTATGCATCAGACAGGACAAAAGGCAGCAGCCACGGTGACATTGCCTGGGCAACCATGCACGCGTTACACAATGAACCAATCGGCAGCGAGTCGGGCGGTAATGATGGATTTGTTGAGGAATTTTAACCATGTCACGTAAGAAACAGCACCCGCGCACGGCCAATCTACGCACCCCAGCCGTACAGGCCCCCGCAACGGGGGAATTGATTCAACAGCCGATTGACTCACTACAGTCTTTCTCGTTTGGCGATGCACAACCCATCATGGACAGACGCGACCTGTTGGACTGCATGGAGTGCGCCAGAAATGGCCGCTGGTATGAGCCACCGATCAGCACCTACGGCCTAGCGCGAATGTTTGACGTTGCCGTGCATCATCAGTCACCGATACTGTTCAAGCGCAATGTCATCATGTCCTGTTACGAATCGCACCCACTGTTATCGCGGCAGGATGCCAACGCGTTTGTACTCGATTTTTTGGTGTTCGGTAATGCCTATCTGGAACTGAGAAAGAACCGTTTCGGCCAACCGCTGAAGCTAAAGCACACCCATGCCAAGTACACCCGACGCGGGGAGAATCTGGATCAGTACTGGTTTGTGACGTACTACGCCAACGATCACGAATTCGAGCCAGGTAGCGTGTTCCACGTTAAAAGCCCCAGCATTCACCAGGAAATCTACGGCACACCGGAATACATGGCGGTGATCCAATCGGCCATGCTGAATGGGGAAGCCACGCTTTTCCGGCGTAATTACTACATCAACGGGAGCCATGCAGGGGTGATCGTCTACCTCACCGATCCCATCACCAACAATGCTGACGTCGAGCAACTGAAGAAGTCGCTGAAAGATGCGCGTGGCAATGGGGCATTTAAGAACCTGTTTGTTTACGCGGCAGGGGGGAAGAAAGACGGCCTGCAAATCCTGCCGTTCAGCCAGATTGCAGCTAAAGATGAGTTTACTGGTATCAAGGATGCTACCCGTGACGACATGTTAGCCGCGCACCGTGTACCGCCCAACTTAATGGGGATTATGCCGAACAATGCAGGGGGATTTGGTGACGTGGAGAAAGCCGCAAAGGTGTTCGCTATCAACGAACTCATGCCGATAATGGAAAGCCTGAAAGAGCTTAACGACTGGCTGGGGATCGAGGTACTTCGGTTCAAGCCTTATGCCCTAGCCGATAGTGCAATGTAACCGCGAAAGTCATTCAAAACCACTCAACTAGCCATCAAACAGCAGACCGGACAGCCGTAATATTGTCCGGTTTTTTACGTCTGCGTAAAAGCGCCTGAATGCGATTCTGAGCAACGCAATAACCGAACGATGCAGCGATTGACCGAGATCGAGACAGCGCAATAGCGACGTGATGAGGATGCAGCAACATATGAACCAGCATACCCCTCTTATCCCCCTCAGCGCGCGAGGGTTCCCCCGCCACGCCCGCACACGAAAGTAGCGCGTTTCTATGCAGCTGTGCAGTAGGGACAAACCCGCGCCAGAACTGGCGCAGGATGGGGTTAATAGCATCAATAAAATTGTGCATTGGCGTGCGGGGTTGTGCAGTGATTTTTACTAAAAAAATGCCCCACTGATGGGGCATAGATAGTGCTTATTTTTTACCCTTTTTTAAACTCTTCATAAGCTTTTTTATGAGCATCATTATTATCAACAACCCAGCTAACAACATCAGTGCGAGACTGAGTGCCTGAAGGAAGAAATTGCCTGATTGACCATTCAATACGTTGCTTTGTTTCAATAGACATCTTATCGCTGTTAGAAAAACCCTCATTTAACAAATACAGCATTTCATACCCTTCGTACCGACTAAAACGCTCTCCGTCAGATTTCTTTTTCTTCGGATCATCGCCTTGCTGCTTGGCTTTCCAATTATAATCGTCATATAAGAGGTCATCTTTTGTAATATCAGTCATTTTACTTTCCTTTAGTCAGAGTAATTTGATTACCAAATGAGTAATCATTGAAAGGAATATCTGAAATCGATCACTTAGCCAACATTTAGTAACCCGCTAATATTAATGACATTGGTGACTAATTTTTTCTATAAATTATATCCATCTATTTTATTTAACTCAGCCATCACCGCCAACCGTTCTGCTGGCGTCATGCCCGATACTTAGCCGCCCATCTTTCTGCTTTTCGCTTGATACGATGCCGACTTCATTTGTCGTTTTCTTGCTTGTCCCGATATTTCTTTTCTGCTGCGGCGATCATCGCTTGATGCTCTGGATAATCACGAAACACATTGCCGTCAGGCTGTTCAGTGAGTTGCTGTGTTTCCGACAAGCTATTGTTGCACGGTTTTTTATCTGAATCAGACTGTTTGTGCTGTAATTCCCGCGCCTCGTGCGAGTATTCGCGATAATGAAGCCAGCGCTGATAACTCTCTTCGTTTTCAAAATCATCGTCATACTTTCCCATACTGCCCCCTGTTAATGAGTGCAACTTTAAGTCTTTGCAAAAGCACATCATTTTCTTGCTTTCTTTCAGCTTTATGCCTTTGCTCCGCTTCTTCATGGCGCTGTTCAATCGCTGCCGTTCCGATCAGCTTCGCTGTACATGCAAGACATAAACTTTCGTTGCCATATTCATGATCTTCCTGAGTTAACTCAGTATGACAATGCTTTGCACGACAATATGATGCTTTGGTTTTTTCTATCAGGTAACCGTCCTTGAGATAAACCCGCCGATCACCGAAAGAAAGCGCTGCGCCGCACCGAAGAACGTAAATATCACGCTCCGATTTTATGCCCCAGGCTGAAAGCTGATATCTAAGGGTATCAGTCATTGGTACAGGGTGCGCTGTGCTGATTTTCCTTATCGGTGCGTTATTACGGATCGCGGCGGCGGCTTTCATATAGCTTTCAGCCCTTACCTGATCTGTGCCATCACAATCTGCTGACATAATGGTGTTAGCCATCGACTCAAACATAGCAACAGGTGACTGTTGACGTTCTGGTTTGTAATTTTTGAGGCTTTCACTCAGTCGTTTTTTCTTCTCACGAGTCATTTGGCCGATTTCAAACTGTTCTGGCTCTTCCGATGGTGGTTTTTTAATCAATGTATTTGTTTGTTTTTTGACCTCGGTACAGTTATTGACACGAGTCCTAGAGGGCGCGGGCGCGCCCCGAAGGTCAAAAGCAACGTCAACGGCCTGACCTGCGCCGTCTGAAATTACCGATTTCATCTTCACAATACGGTAGGTATGCAAACGGGTTTCGATGGGTGGGATAGGCGCGGTAGGCATCACCAACCCCTTAATAAGACTCTGATACTCACCGTAAGCGTTAGGCTCGTCTTTTTGTTGATACCAGATGCGTAGCTGAAGATTGCGACGGGCAACCAGTGCGCCGCCTTGCAACATCGTATATTCCTGCCAATCGCCACCATCAGCAGCGCGGTGTAGCTCAGCAAATAGCGGGTTTATCTTGTCAGCCAATGTCTGGTTGCGAAAACGGCGTAACTCGCGCCAGACAGAAACAGGCGCACCGCCCAGGAATTGAAACTGACGAATGCCCCAGCATGAAGCCCATGCAGTAGCGTGCTTAGACGTTTCTTTTAGCGGCTTACCGCTTTCATCGTCGGTTTCACCGTCCAGGGCGTAGCCATCAATATTCTTACTGATGTATTTCACCACATAGCCGGTAGCGCTGCCGATTTCCAGATCGATAGGCTTCATTTCAAACCGTGGCCGCTTGCCGTGCTTTCCCTGCAATTCTTCCGCGTCTTCACGGGTGGCATAGTCCTGCATCACTTCCAGCAACTCGCCAGCATGCTCCGGCAATGAGAACAGCAAACCATGCCAGTGCGGTGTGCCGTCATGATGTGACTCTGCCACACGCAGGCCAAAGACGGGGATTTCACGGCGCGCCAATTCTGCACGGATCTTCTGCCAAACCCGATTAAGATAATGTTGCGTTAATCTGGGGCTAGCGCCGTTCCATTTAGGGTTACGATGCCCGAACATGGTATAAGCGTGATATTTAGACGGGGCGGTCAGCGTAAAAAATTGACCAGAAAAACCACTATCGTTGGCGACTTTCTCAAACCCGCCAATACGAGTCATAAGCTCTACGCGACGTAGCGCGGGGTTGGATATGCTTTTATCGATCTGCTCAATCAGTGAAATACGCTCTTTTGTATCCTGATCTTCTAGTTCTAGACGCGCCATGATTGCGCGACTGCGTTTACGCCTGGCGTCCCACTCTTCAACATGGTGCTTACTGCAATAAGGTGCTGCTCCGCGCTTCACATCGCCAAAAGCAATATGCAGGTGCTCGCGCCAACGTATTGCGTATTTTTTAAGATTGCGGTGCCAGTAGCCCTCATCCAGCATCTTACTGATGCCAGATGCCGCATCATCAATAAACAGTTTACCTCGGCAATACTTACCCCAACTCGGCGGGACGAGGAAGAAAAGCCGCGCGAGGTTTGCCGCTTCGGTGTAAAGGTATCCCGCGCACTGATGGTCATCTAATGCGGCCATGGTGTCATTCACTTCACTCAATACCGCACGCATGTAGATAGCCACATCCTGAGCCAATAACTCAACATCTTCAGGGGTGAAATCTGGCAGGTGGTTAAAGCGCTCAACCAATCCGTGAAGGGTAGTGAACGTATGGTGGAGCGGATTTAGCTCACTGAGTACCGTGTCATTTTGGGATATCGCATCCTCGTTTGTCGCAATCGCGTATTGCTCATTAACCATGTTGATGTGAGGCAGATCCCTGCGAATAATATCGCGCAGTGACAGACGGGCTATATGCCTGCCTTTCATGGTGTGAATGCTGTCGATACGCGACGTTAGACGGATGCGGATAAAGCGAGGCAGCGGCGCGAGGGTTCGTTTTACCCACGCCAAAAACTCCTGTTCTTGACCCAGCTCAGCGAGATCAACAACAGGAGTCTTATCAACAAAGATAGCGGCTTTGGGCTTCTGCCATTCGTAATCGTACTGGGTAGCGTCTGGTGCGCTACCCAGAAACGGTGGTGGTGGTGTTGGGGCTGCTCGTCCGCGTGATTTCGGCGTCACTCACAAACCCCAGCAAATCTCCCCGTCTTCAGCACGCCGATCACTTCTTTTGCGGCACCACGCGTAATGCCGTTTGCGCTGATAGAACGCTGAACAGCGATTTCATGGAATTGATAGTGTTGATAGAACGCGCGTAGGGCGGGAGTATCGCTGTTTGAGATAACAACCGATGCGCCTGTTTCGCGATTAACGCGTAGCAACGCATCAGCTAATTCTCTGTGCTGACCTGGTGTAAATGCAGATGTGTAATACTGCGTGAAATTGGCTGTATCACTAGAGGGAAGATACGGCGGGTCGCAATAGATAACGGTGCTTTTGTTTTTCCCTTTGATTGTCAGAGTCTTGCGGAAATCTGCCACGGAAAAAATGGTTTCAGTGTCGTTGGCTTTTTCTGCAAACTGTCTGATTTCCTGTTCGGGAAGATAGGTTTTTTTGTATTTCCCGAATGGGATATTAAAATCTCCTCGGCTGTTATAGCGGCACATGCCGTTATAACCATGTCGATTCAGATATAAAAATAGCGCGGCTGTAACTGTGCTGGGGTTTGATTTTTGATAGTTAAAACTCAGTCGATTAGCGTTATACGCACCTGCATTATTGCCACTATTAAATAAATCACGCGCCGTTGTTATTAACCGCTCCGTATCATAAGCAGCACATCGATATAAGTTAATCAGGTCGGGGTTGATATCAGCCAACACATAACTGGAAAAGTCGGTATTCAGGAACACCGACGCACCGCCAACGAACGGCTCTATCAAACAATCACCCTTCGGAAGAAGCGGCAGCAAATCAGGCAGGACGCGGGTTTTACCCCCCGCCCATTTGATGAACGGGCGGATCATAATTCACCGCCGCTATTCTGAACCAACCGAGACATAACAGCAGAAACCAACGCGACCTGGCTGATCGCATCATCCAGCGCGTTATGTTTAACGCCGATGGTTTCTGCTGTGCTGAGAAAGCGCCCCATATCCATGATGGCGAACCCAGCTTCTTTCATCGTTCTGACGTCACGCTCATTCCAGTAATTCCACGGAACATCAATATCCGTTCGCTCAAACGCTGTTTTCAGGATCGTGCAATCAAACGACGGGCTATTCGCCCACACATGCAATGTTTCTAGGCTTTCAGCGTAATCTGTCAGCCAGTCGCTAAATTCGCTGAGTGCGCCCCAAATCGGGGTAGCATCATCGCTAATTAATTCAGCACGGGCGTCGGAAGATTGACGTAACCACCATTTGATAGTGTCGCCATCTGGCACAGCACCATTGAACATGTCGTTTTCAAAATCAACGCGACAATAGAACTGCTCACCCAGCTCGCCCGTTTTGGGGTTAAAGAACACGGCACCAATGGAAGCAATTGGCGCTTTAGGGTTTACCCCCATCGCTTCAATATCAATCATGACGTTGTTCATACGATGATCTCCTGTGACGAGTGCTCAAACCGTTCCGCCTCTTTGCGCAGCAGCTCGATAACCTCTGCTGCGGAAAACTCTTTTTGCTGTGCGTGGAGTGCCAGCGCTGCAAGACGTTGAGCAAACGACCAATGCTGGTCTTTTTTTTCCTCCAGACGTGCTTTTCCCAGCAGAGCGACAAGCGCCTCACTACCAGCTACTTGCATCGTTTTAACTTCTGCATTTCTCATCGTGATTTCCTTTTTTCAGGTAATAGAAAGCCCGGCGGGTTTACGCCTTTAAAAACGGGAGCTATTACAGTTAAAGAATTAAATTTTTGGGGAATAAACTCACAACTGCTTTAAGTTTATTCATCGCCTTAATCAGCTTTGCTTTTTCTTCAGTTGTCAGTTCATTAAATTTCAGGTTATGCCGTTCCTTATCAATATCTGCTAATTCAAATATCGCTGATAGCACGCGCATATTATCTGAATGCGTTGATTTCCTATCTTTACGGTTTCCGTCATAAAATCTTTCATCGCGCAGATCATCAATAAATCGGCACATTTCTTTTTCACTGTTTGTGTTGAAATGCTTCCCTCTCAGCATTGCGATGTGATTAAGCCCGTCAGTTCTGGCCGCGATACTCAGCGGAACGGCGCGGGCGGCTTCGGTATTAGCCATGACGGTTACGCCGCAATACCCATCAGGCGGGCAAACCAGCGGCGTTTTTTAGGCGCTGGCATATAGGGCTTTTTGCTCCACGGCGCAAAATAAGCCTGGGCGGGAGTTGGCTGGAAACGCTTGCCGTTTGGTAATTCCAACCAACCTTTTTCTTGCTGCGGGGATGGTGATTTTTCCTTTAATAAACGCGCTGTGCTAATCATATTACCGCCTCTAAAATTTTCTTGGTTAAGTAAAAAATAAAAAGCGCAGATACTGCAACTACAGCTACTTTTAAAAAAACAATATATGTGTTTATTAAATCTCTGTGGAAAGGTAGTTCTTTATCCCTCCATCGTTTAGTTACAACCACACCTAGGAATAAACAAACAATGATTTCTGAAAGGATGAATATTAGATTGTCACGCATGAATACAACCTTTCATTTCGTGCAGTCCATTAATATAAGAAGTTGCTTGCCCTAATGCGTCAAATAACCCGAATGATTGATCGCCTTGTCTCACGCGATAACGCGTTATCGGGTTAGTTGCTGTTCTAGGGCAGCGAATAATAGAGAAGCCGCGATAAACACTGGTATGTTCACTGACTTTAATTAATGCATGATCAATACCTAAAAATACCAGCCGATTTTTTTTCATGATTAAATTTCACTATTGGTTATCGCATCACGAAGCATGGCGATTAAATTAACCTCGACTTTCTCCATTCGCGCTTTTTTGGGGCGAATGATTATTCGTCCATCAGAAACCATTCCTTCGCAAGTGCGTAGAGGAATACCTGTCATTTCTGAATATGTTTTCAATGAAACATATGGGGTAGGGACGGTGATATTAATGTTTAATGCCTTAGCCATTTCACCACCTGCTATCCTTGTGCGTTAAAAGATTCCAGTCCCCGCAGAAACACCAGACGGGCCATGCTTGAAAGTGAGCGGCTTTCTTGTGCTGCCAATGCCGCTAGCTTGTCGCGCTCATCGTCCGATAAGCGCATTGGGGTAGGGTTTTTGGACGCGATACCACGCGGCAAACGCGATCTCTGATCACTAATAGCTGCCATTGTTATTTCTCCTACTATTAAGGTTTATGTGCCGGAATTTTTAGCCACGTCCGGCGCGTGGTTTTATGGTATTTTTATTAAGCCTCGGATAGTTCCAGCAAGAACGGAGGCTTAACAATCAACAACCACAAAGGAATATGTATATGTCTAATGAAGAAAAAGTTCTTTTCCTCTTCAACCAAACAACTAATTACTTCGCACTGACGAGCGGAACTTCTCCTGCTGACTTTATTGCATCAAAAACAATAGATCGTGATTTTGATAAAACTTATGCCTGGCTTGAGAAGAAGCTGGATGAAAAACTTTCATCGGTCAGACAATAAAAGATAAGTTTTCGTAAGTTCTAAAATTGCTTCTATATCACTGTCAGAGAATCCTTTACCGGAATCTCTGACAGTTTTCCGTACAAACTCCACTGTATCAGCGGCCATATGTAACATTTCATGGGCAGTTAGCCGCGTTCTTATTGACGGTTCAGCAGCGCTGAGTTGTCCACTCAGATCATGATTTTCTTGTGTCATAATGGTATGTTGTGATCCACTGTTAGCCTGTGGAATACATAATGGTACGAAAAAACGTACCAGTCAAGAGAAAAGTAATGAAAATAGGTATCGGTGCGCGACTTCGGGAAGAGCGTGAGCGCTTAGACCTAAGCCAAGTGGCTATGGGGGAGATTGCTGGCGTTAGAAAACAAACCCAACTCAAGTATGAAAAAGGGGACAGTAGCCCAGACGCTGCTTATCTAGCGACTCTATCTAAATTCGGTCTAGATGTGCTGTATGTTGTTTTAGGTAAACGTTCGGCTGAAGTTCTTAGTGATGATGAACAAGAATTAGTTGGGCATTACCGGAAAGCACCCATAGCAGTGAAAGCCGCCGCATTAGCTGCATTGACGGCGGGCAGTTCTGCTACAGCATCGATAAACGTAACGGGTAGCGGCCAGCGCGTAGCGGGTAGGGACTACCACGAAGGCAAGAAGTAGCGAAGCATCAAGGATGTAATGGATGACCGTAGAGGCTCAAGGGGATAGTAATCGGGTCGCAGGACGTGATTATTACGAAAAAAATATCAATATTGCCGCACCAGAAGCTAAAGAAGACTTGCGCCCGCTGGTTAGCGCACAGCGTTCCCAATTAAACCAGTTGGTGAAAGATATTGCGGAAGCGGCACATGAAGAAGCTCGTTTTATTTGGCGGCGTTTACATGCTGAACTCGGGGTGAATGGCATTGAAGAAATCACCATCAGTCAGTATTCCACGGCGCTCAGTTTCCTGAATGCATTACATGATCGCAGTCGGGAGAAGGATGCTAATAAAAAATTAGTGTCCCAATTATTAAGAAGCACACAGCAGAATGAATTACGTGAACAGCTTACGCGGTTCTGTCATATCAATTTTGGTACAAGCCGGTTAATTGATTTAACCCGCCCCCAGCTTCAGCAAGCAATGGGGTGGCTGGATGAACGGCAGGGCAGAACCACACCCAACGCATCACCCCCAAAAGTGCAGACGTGGCAAGATGCGGTAAATATCCTAAAAGCAGAACCACGGATTTTTGGCGCAGTGCTTGCGGTGGGGATCGTGCTGGGGATACTTTTGGCGCATTGATACATAGAAATTATTTCTTATTTTTAATCAAACGGAGTTTTTGATGAATAAAAAATACCTTTTCACAGCTATGTCTTTTTTATTATGTAGTGGTTCTTTTGCAGCGGAACTAAATCTTAGTAATGATGAAATATTAGCGTGTAAATCAATTAGTGATAGCAAACAGCGGTTAGCCTGTTTTGATAAAGTAGACAAAAAAGCCGAGGCACCTGTCAGCCAGAAAAATGATGCAAATGATGACAGCAACCCTACTGGCGATGTTGGGAAGTGGGTTATTAATAAAGAGCAGTCACCTCTGGACGATTCATGGAATGTTTATGTGTATCAAAATGCTGAAGAACCTATCAGAGGCCAGTTTGGTCAGCCAGTAATGCCAACATTATTTTTAACCTGCAAGGAAGGAAAGACTAATCTTTTCTTGAACTGGGATTCTTATCTTGGCTTAGATGAAACTTATATGACACATCGTGTCGATTCTCAGAAACCGGTTAAAAAGACATGGAATATCTCAACGGATAACAAAGCTGTTTTTTATACTGGAAAAACTATTTTATTCATTCAAGAGCTTATGAAGAGTAAGTCACTGTACACAACCATAGTGCCATATAGTGAGAGTCCTGTTTCCGCTCGTTTTGATTTAACTGGATTATCGGAAGCGATTAAACCTCTGCGTGGTGCGTGTAAGTGGTAGTCTTTTAAAATTGATTAAAATATCTATAATGATATTAGGTTTAAAATTTTATGGAATGATAATGAAGGGGAGTAATTATGAAGCTTAGTGTTTCGGGATATAAATCCTTATCAAATAAAGTCACAATTGACATTAATGGGTTGACAATACTATCTGGGGCTAATAGCTCAGGGAAGTCTAGTTTTATGCAGCCTTTTTTATTAATGAAGCAGACGCTAGATTCAACGTATTCGAGTGATGCATTAATTCTTAATGGGGAGAATGTAAAATTATCAGATTCAAAAGAAGTTCTTTCTCGAATAGATGGTGCAGATAAAACACACTTTGTTTTAGAAGCGCAAAATGATAAAAAGGTAACTATAGGGCTCAAATTTGAATATGTAAAAAATACAGGGATTTTAACTAAGTCTGTGTTCCTTGAAAATAAAAATAAAGATACGGTTGAATTCCATGATGGAGAAGAGATAGGGGATGATATAACCATAGATAAATATATGGATGCCAGATCTAGACGTTCAATGAATAACTTCACCACTTATTTACTAGGGCGAAATAAAAAGTATAAAAAAAATTTATTTATAGATGAATCATCAATAAAATTAAAAATGGTGAGCTTCCCATCTGGTAGCGATAGCATTTCTTATGGGTTTGATTTTAACTCCACCCTTCAAGATGTTTGCAAAGGAATAATACATATCCCCGGGATTCGAGGAAGCTATGATAGGACCTATAAAGTTACAACAACTGGGAAGTCAAGAACAAATATATTCAAAGGGACATTTGAACAGTATGTTGCAAGTATTATACATGGATGGAAGGGAGGTAAAGATGGTAGGGCGAATCTATCTTTACTTATGGACTATCTTTTTGTTTTAAATCTGACCTCTGATATTGATGTTGAACGTAAAAATGATACTCAATTAGAAATAAAGGTATCGAGATTCAAAAAGAGAAAAGGCGAAAAAAATGATTTGGTAAATATTCTCGATGTTGGGTTTGGTGTATCTCAAATACTTCCTGTTTTAGTCGCTATAATATCATCTAGAGAAAATAATATTGTCTATGTGGAGCAGCCGGAGCTTCATTTACATCCTAACGCTCAAATGATACTGGCAGAGATAATTTCATCATCTGTTAATAAAGGAATTAAATTTGTCATAGAAACACATAGCTCAATATTTATAAGAGGTATTCAAACGCAAGTTGCTAAAGGGCTTCTTGATAAAAGTAAAGTATCATTAAACTGGTTTACACAGGATGAGTTAACAGGTGAAACAAAGGTTAGCCAATCTTCTCTTAACTCTTTAGGTGCATTCGGAGACTGGCCTGAAGACTTTGAAACAACATATTATAAAGCAGACGTTGATTATTTAGATGCAGTAGAAGAGGCTGAGGTGCGTTTGTCAAATGGAAAATAAAAAGATAGTAATTGATGCTGATATTTTGAGGTCTTCTAGTGAAAAAGAGCATCCTATTTCTAGCGCCTCAAGAAAGGTGTTGAACGCTGTTTTAGATAGTACGTGTTTTGCCGTTGTTAATAAAGAACTCTATAGTGAGTGGAAAAAACATGCATCAAAAATAGCAGTTGGATGGAGAGCATCCATGGAGTCAAAAGGTAAAATCATTAGATGTACTGAAGATAATTTTTACTATTCTATAGTTCATGATTCTGACTTAGATGAAAACTTAAGATTTATTGCTTTGAAAGATTCTCATCTTGTCACACTTGCTATAAGTCACGATAGAATTGTCACATCGAATGACGATCGCGCGAGAAAAGCATTCTGCAATTTATGTTGTGAAAGAACAGAGCTTGGAAAAATATTTTGGGTTAATGTTAAAAGTAACAGTGATGAAATTATTAATGTGTTAGGTGACAAATACCAAACGTTAAATGATGAACATAGGCTATCCTCAATTGAATAAATTTTATTTACTATATTCTATATGTTATTTCTATTATGGCAGTTAGCAAACTACCCACTGGCAAATGGCTTTGCCAGTGTTTCCCTTATGGCCGTGATGGTAAACGTATCCGCAAACAGTTTACCACCCGTGGTGAGGCGCTTTCCTATGAGCGCCGCCTTATGGCCGATAAAAAAGGCATCGATACCACAACCAGTAACATCACTCTGAAAGTTTTGGTTCAGCGCTGGTATGACATGCATGGTAAAACGCTATCGTCCGGTGCTTCCCGTTACATGAAATTACTCGCCATTTGTGAACGATTAGGCGATCCGTTTGCTATCGACGTTGATAAAAATATGTTTGCCGTGTATCGCGAACGACGTCTTAAAGGTGAGTGGAATCCAAAGGGTAAAACTATTCTGAAAGAAGCAACAGTCAACCGTGAATACTCTTACTTGCGTGCTGTCTTCTCTGAACTGAAAAGGATGGGGGAGTGGGATAAAGAAAATCCGCTGGATGGCATACGCCAATTCAAAGAGGGTGATCAGGAGCTGGCATTTCTCTATCCCGATGAAATAAAGCGCCTGCTGGCTGCGTGTGATGAGTCAGATAATAAAGATTTGGGTATCATCGTTCGTCTGTGCCTGGCGACAGGAGCGCGGTGGGGGGAGGCGCAAGATTTAAGACAATCTCAAATCCTGCCAAACCGTGTCACGTTCACCAGAACGAAAGGCAACAAGAACAGAACAGTACCGATTTCGGAAAAGATGCGCAGCCTGCTGCCTAAAAAACGCGGGGCGCTTTTTACCCCAGCTTATGAGTCTTTCAAGTACGCCATTAAACGCGCAGGCATTGAACTACCGAGCGGACAGCTTACCCACGTTTTACGTCACTCATTCGCATCACATTTCATGATGAACGGTGGGAACATTCTGGTACTGCAACAGATTTTAGGACATAGCACGATCACGATGACGATGCGTTATGCACACTTTGCTCCTGATCATTTGGATGCGGCTGTTACCCTAAATCCATTCGATTCATTAGAAATAGATAAGTAATCAGATCGCTGCCATTGTCAAATTTGATGGCAGCAAAAACGAGCGTAGCGCAATATTCCGTACAATTCCGTAATTGCAACTCGTTGATATCATTTAACCTATTGTTTTATTTAATGTGGTGTAACTTTTTAAAATCCCTCGGCGTTCGCGCTGTGCGGGTTCAAGTCCCGCCCCGGCACCATTGATTTAAAAATAATTAAAACAAGCACTTATATGCAATGTCGTAGACCGCCGAAAGGCGGTTTTTTGTATCTAAATAACTCCGTCACCATATTTTCGCCATATCACTTCGCCATATTCTGACCACCAACAACTGGAACGACTGCTATTTTCCTGTCGTATCTTGCGGTCTGAGCAACATTTTTATGGCCGGATATGGTTTGTTTTTCGTACAAACTGCCTTCCAGATCAGAAATGCCTTTCGCCTTCAAATCATGAAACGTGAAGTCGAAACTTAAATTCGGATGCAGCTCTTCTGCTTTTTTCTTTGCCTTCATCCAATGCGCGTTAAAGCTGTCGCGTGTACTTGAAAGACAACGGTTTTCTTTGATTGGTGGCAGAGTTACCAATCAGGAAATGGGCTTAAATACCTTTAAAAACCTGTCCCCGATGCCATTCAACAAACTGCTCAAGCGGGTAATACTCCCGCTTTTTAGGCAGAAACAGCGGCTTTCCCTCAAAATCCCAGAACAGCCTTTCGACGATCTTGCTGCCATTCACGCCTTCAGAAACCATCAACTTCATACTGTCATCAATACCGATAACGCCAATATCAAACGCAGAATGATGTACCGAGCATAAGGCAAGTCCGTTGGTCACGGTGCAAGGGCCACCGTATTGCTTCCATTTGATGTGTGCCGCTTCGAGGCCGACAGGTGTTGTATCGTGTCGTAAATCATAACCGCAGACCGCACAGCGGTATTGATACGCACGTAGTACTGTTTGACGGAAATGAGGATCGCGAGACTTGCGTACATCACCTAGCGACAGCTCCAAGCGGTTGGCAATCACTTCCTGGACGCTTTCAGGAAAGTGCTCACTTAAAATTTGTTGAGCCAGTTTATCGATAAGTTGCGGCTGTTTGCATAATAGCTGATAGCTGGCTTCATCAAATCCCCCCATGACATCGTGTTGAATCAGCTCACGATTTGGCGGCTCTTTACTTCCTTTCTGCGGTGAACAATGCTCGTCGTTCTGCAACTGCCAAAAACCATCTCCCTTTAGTCGCCAGAATGGCATTTCGGGGTAATGAGCACGTCGCTGCGGCCCAAAGCTGTTCAAAAGTGCCAAGAGCTGCGGACGGATTTCATCGCCATAGTGGAACAGGCGTGGGTGTCCTTGCTGATAGGCCGATAGGACATAAAGCAGCAGCAATGGCTTATGAGGCGCACGTTGATCACCTTTACGCCATATAGACATATTGGAAATTGCGGTTTGAAGTTCCTGGACAGATGGCAT